GCGGAAGGCATATAAGCCCGCCGTCTCCGGGTTTCCACGGTTTTATTGTTATGTTCATGTTATGCCTCCCAGTTCCAGAGCCCCTGCTGGCCTTTGGCTTTTATAGGCTCCGGCAGCTCTTTGATGTTTCTCAGCTCCCATGCGTAACGGCCGAGAGAATAATCTCCGAGAGCTTTTTCTGTGTCTGACAGAGTAGAGAGGTATTCTTCCGTTATGAGGTGGCACTCCACAAGCTCAGCCGTTGCAATCACTTCTCCGTAATTGAAATATGTCAGGAGCTCACCGTTTGCCATGCTTGCTTTTTCCAGTTTCTCAACCATGAGCCCGAAGGCTTTTTCTGACAGAAGCGGCACGACTTGGCGTATCGGTTTGACTGCTGCATGGATCGCAATCGGTCCTCTATATTTTGTGGCCCAGCTCCTTGTCTCGTTATGTTTTACGCCGGCGGCTACAAATTCAGCCCACGGCTGCCATATTGTTATTGCTTTCATTCCGGCTCCTTTCTAAAAGCAAAATGTTAATTGTCCCGTTTCGTCTGCCTGCGTATTCATTGGAATAACAAAGCCTTCCCAGTGCTCATAGGCGTGCCCAGTCAGGCACTCAGCCGCTAAAATCAGCACATTTATGTCGCTGGCGTTTTTCATCCATGCGTATTCCTTTACATGGCGTTTTATTTGTTCCAGCAATGGGAGCAGGCCGTCGGCTTCGGCTGCTTTTTCAACGAGCCGGGCCCAGTCCTTGATCTCATATACTCCGCTTGGCGTTTTGTACGTTTCCCTGCCTTCTGTGATTTTTCTCCCGTTCTTATCCTTTCCGACCACCGTTGCCGTGAACATTCTCGAAGATAGTCTGGTGTAGTTCTCGATCATCTAGGCTCCTTTCTGGATAGCCGAGGCGCTCCAGTTCTTCGCGAAGGCCTCCGTGCTCTGATAAGGGCAAAAGAGCTGGCCGTCTCTGGTTTTCACCTCGAAGCGTCCGCGGCTGCGGATATATCTCACGATCAGCTCATAGCGCTGGCCGGTGATAAATCCCATTGATCCGGTTGTTCCGGTGAATGTCGCAATAATCTGGAGTGATCCGGTTTTACTCTTTGGGTTTTTCAAATCATTAAGCGCTCGTGTCAGCATTGTGCGTTCCTCCCTTTGTCTTTTTCAAAAATTCCAGCGTACCCAGATGATTGAGGCCGATCTCATAGTCTTGGATCTCGCTGCGTTTCAAGTGCTTGTGGCCGTATATATCCTTCATGTCTCGCCAGACGCTCCACGGTATGCGGTAGAACTGCTCAAACTTGAAGCTCACGAGCACGAAGCAGCTCGCGCCCATTTTCTCGTAATTTTCCAGCAGCTCAGCCTGCCGATCGCTCACGGCAGAGGCTTCGATCTTGTCGGCGTCTGTATGTTTGGCCTCGAAGGCAATGCACCGGCCGCCGTTGAGTATTCCCTTGTAGTCGTTCTGGGCTTTCTTGGCGAAAACCGCGACATATTGGCCGCGTCTGCGATCTCCGTATGGTTTCAGAGGTCGCATAGGTTCCGGCGTTTTCTCAATGTCCGCAATATTCTGGGAGCGGTAGTAGTTGCACGCTGCGGAGATCATATTCTCGAAGCGTTCCCCGGCGTATTTAGCACGGCGGCCCTGCTGCCTGCGCTCATACTTGATATTTCTCTCGGCTTCGCACGGTGTAGGATCCGGGTAGCCCTCTGAATTTCGTCCGTTACTCATATCACGCGCCCCCTCTCAACATTGAGCTGCCATTTTTCAGGCTGTTCGCAATCATTTCGCCGAGTTCTGAGGCCTCCGTCGGATCTATGTTGACATGAACCGCAGTAACCTCTCTGAGACTCTTGCCAGCCTCCGCAAGTATTGGAGCGGCAGCAGGCTGATCGGCGTATGCAGCAGCGGCAGAGGCGGCGAGCTTTCTCAGTGGCCTGCGCTGTGTTACTGCTGCATGGTTGTAGATCTCCAGTACGTTCTCGATAAATTCCGGCGGGCCGAAAACTTGGATCTCAATGTCAAGCACTCCGGCGAGCTGGATCTCGTCATACATTCCGGCAGATACCTCGCAGCCGTAAACTCTGATAAGCTGGCAATGTCTGAGGAGCTGGAGCCCGCAACGCAGGCCGAGCTTTCTTTCCTCCGGGTTGGAGTCGTCCACAAACTGCGTAAAATACACATGTGGGGCGAGTGGCAGCAGGCCGTCATTCATTGCCTCGCGGCAGTATTCCTGCGCCTTGATGATGTTTTTCTCATAGTCACCGCGACACGGTGAGCAAATATATGTTAATTTCATTCGGTGTCCTCCTAACACGGACCGCCGTCGCTGCCTTTGAACGCTCCTGCAGGAAAGTCCCAGAGCTCTGACGGGGTTGTAATTTCGTCTACTGTAAATTTTCCGCTTATAATCTGCCGGATCGCCTCGGCCGCTGCATGGCAGACACAACTCTCAGCGTCTCCGACGTATTCCTCTAGGCCCTTTTTATTGTCGAGAGTGAAACCCAGACGCTCCTCGTCGTTTTTTACCGCCTCAAATTCTTCGGGAAATAGTTCGCGGATCCCGGCCCAGTGCCTCGGTAGTGAAAAAATGCACATCATACACGAGCACCGGTTCCAGCCTGCAGAGTAGCAAGGGTGGGGCGTTGTCCGGTTCCTTTTTATCACTTCCCAGACGTCCCGCTCTGAATAATCAATAACAGCCCTCCACTGGTGTACGAGTCTATGAGCCTTTGCTGTGGCGTTTGAGCGGTGGATCTCCATTTCGTTGTACTTCGAGCGTCCTGAGCTTTCGCCTCGGCGTTCTCCAGATACAATCAGGATCTTTTTGTCCTTGCTGATTGTCTCGAGGTTCCTGATCGTCGCGGCCGCTACGTCTATTTTTAAGTAACCGCTGCACCAGCGGCGCATTAAGTCGCCAGCCTTTGCCGGGAACTTCATGCGGTAGCCGTATGACTTTAGCTCCTCAAATTCCTCCTCTGTAAAATCGTCGGCCAGTTGTTCGCGGAGCTCTTGGCTCCTGAGCTGTTGCTTTGACTGGTTGCAGGTTTTGACTTCTCCGTCCTGCATGTACCGGATCGGGTAGCTTGCGCCTACTCTGTAAACTTCGCCCCAGAAGCCTTGATCCCTCCAACTAACCCGGAGTGTTACCTTTTCGCGTTCCGCGAAGGCTTTTACATATTCCTGAGTACAAGGCCAGTCCATGCGGCGCTCTTTGTTCTTTCCGTCAATGTCATGGTGCCATAGCTCGATCTTGTTTTTCGGGACGCCCAGCTCTAAAAGTTTGAAATATGCAGCCGTCGAGTCTTTGCCTCCAGAAAACAGAACGATTACAAGGTCGTATTCCTCCAGTGGCAGCAGTTCGGGTAAATAGATTTTTTTCTCGTAGTCTGTGGCGTGCTTTCCGTCGATGTTTGGTTTTATTCTTTTACCGGTGCCATAAGAACGATCCGAGAGTTTTCCCCATATTACGGGGGTGTCTCGACTGCACTCGGTATCTTTTATGTATTCCGGCATTTGATACCTCCTAAATGATTTTTATTGTCTGGTGACTACTGCCGGGCTGCCATACGAACCACGAGTAACTCGTGGCGTCCGTTCCGTGTCCGGTAAAGCTCGGGCGCTTATGTAGGGTGTAGAGTCCGGCGAGCCGGTGATCTTCCTGCTGCCAGAACTCAAAACGCTGGTCGCTTTCCATGAACGCGGTGCGGAGCAGGAAAATGAGCCTGCCGCCCGGTTTAAGTAGCCCGAGACATTTCTCAACAAATTCGATCGCCTGATTAAATGGCGGGTTGCCGATGATAAGATCGTACTTTTTCCCGAGATCCATACTCAGGAAGTCGTCAATAATCACATTGACGCCGAGATCCTGCAGGTGTTGTGCCTCCTCTGGTCTGATCTCCACCGCGTCGATCGAAAAATCGCCGTATTTTTGTAGTGTCTTGATTATGTTGCCGCTACCTGCTCCCGGTTCCAGCACCTCGATCCCCCCCCTCAGAGGGAAAACGTCGAGAAATGTCTCGATCGTCGAGATCGGTGTCGGGTAGAAGTCGTGCGGCTTTCTGGTGCTTCCTCTGTTTGTTGCACTCATTGTCTACCTCCTTATCTGCTGCGCCAGCTCTGGCCCTCCATGACGAGCGCCTCGCACATTTCTCGCAGCCGGTCCACAGTGGCCCTCGCTGTCATGTCGTCCCCATTCTGAGGAGTGAGGCGTTTCTCCAGCTCGGTGTCTGTGTAGTTGCTTGTTACAATCGTTGGCTTGTAGCCTTCGTAGCGGGCGTTTATGATCGTGTAGATCTTCGAGACGCCCCAGTCTGTCGGCGGCTCTTTCCCCATATCGTCGATAATGAGGAGCGGGACCGTTTCGTAAACTCTCAGGATCTCGCCCTCTGAGATTTCGCGCTTGTCGTATGTAGCCTTGATCCTTGCCAGCATGTCGATCATTGTCATGCAAATAACCGGCCGGCCTCTCTGGATCAGGTCGTTGGCGATAGCAGCAGCGAGGTGAGTCTTTCCGACGCCTATGTCTCCCAGTATAAAAAGCCCGTTTTTCTTCTGGCCCATATTGTCAAAATTCTGGGCGTATCGCATGGCCGTTTCTTTCGCTTTGGCCGTTCTCTCGTCCGGGGTGAGGTAGTTGCTGAAGGTTCGCTCTAAAAAGCGGCCCCTCATTCCTGAGTCACATCTGAGACGTGACACCCGGCGTCTGATTTCGTCCTCGGCTTTCCGTTTTTCTTCCTGCTCCCGTTCGAGCCGTTCCTTTTCTCTAGCCTCGACTGCTCCCGGGCAGTTGCAAGGAATAGCGGTGGGGATCCAGAAGATCCGGTCGCCCATGTTGTTGAGTTCTTTGCCTCTGTGATACCGGAGCTTTCCGCAATATTCACACGGCACCGGCTCCGGTGGTGGTTCCGGCCAGTCTCTTTCCTCGTTGCTGTAAAACCAGCCGTCACTCGGCTGCCGTGAAGCCGGTGAGCTTGTAGCGGGATCCGCTTGGTGGTTCATTGCCATTGTCCGGGCCTCCTTTGTCGTCGTATTTGCCTTCCAGCACTTTGCACATGTTTGTCGGTTTCATTATCCAGTCGAAGTCGGCGCGCCAGTTGCGATCATTTTCGCCTTTCATAAAGCTGCTCGCCTCGGTTTTTCTGAATAGTGTCTCGAATGTCTCAATATTCGGGTAGGTCTTAAATCTTGCGGCCACCGCCTTGCGTCTGGCTCCGTCAATCTTCTGGATCTTCGAGAAGCTGACGCAAATCTCGTTGTATAACTGCATGATTTTCACATACGGAGTCGGATCTGATTTGGCAGGTGCCGCTGCCTCGTGCTCTGGAGGAGCACTTAAAGGATCCTTTATATCTCTAGTCTTATCTACTCTAGTCTTGTCTACTCTGCCAGCGGTTGTTTGTTGGTCGTCCGGCGGTCGTCCTTCGGTCTTTTTAGCAGCCGCTCGGCGGCGTCTGGAGCGTTCCTTTTCGGCTTCACGCTGTTGGATCAGAGTGCCTGCATATTCCTCCCAGTCGTGGATCGTGAGAGTAGCAGGATCCTCGTCGCCCTGATCCAGCAAACCCGCAGAAATAAAGGCTTGCAGCAGTTCGTCGCCGCCTCACTCCCACTCGGCCCC